ACTACCGTCAGGTACTACCGTCAGGTACTACCGTCAGGTACTACCGTCAGGTACTACCGTCAGGTCGTTCATTTCATCAAATTCTTAGGTAAATAAATATATATAAATACTTACTGAATGGTTTATATACATCACATGTTGTTCAGTTATTTTATGTTGTTATGTGGTAGTTTGATCATGTACCATTATCGAAGGGTGATCATTTGTTTGTTGAGATTCGTTAATTATCTGTATGATAAATATCTGGATCGCAAGTATGTTAATTATCACTGCCAAATTGAGCCTAAAGAGTATCATATCACCAAAATCAATTCGATTACTGGAAAGACCATTTTTGATTTCGGGAGCATTTACAACTTAAGGAATGGATTTTTTCAATTAGTTGTGGATCATAATACAAATCAAGTCATCTACGTCTATTTCGTCTATGGTGAGGACGAATACATCTTACCGATTCGAGTTCCACCCGATGGGATAATTGAGTTACCACCCTATTCGCCAGAGGATATCGATACGTGTATGAAAGTCGAATATGATCACGTGGGAACTCGAAACGATCGCGATCAACCGATTATTTATCAATTCGCTGGACCTAAGGGTAATTTCTATTGTGATACCAAGTATCAATTTTGTCCCGCTTTAATTCGTAATGCATCTGGTCAACTGTTATTGGTTGATGAGAATGACTATCTCACGGTCACCCCGCAAATGGGTGAGGAAATTACTTTTCAACAAAATCAGAAAATTATTGTTCCTTAGACCTAGATGTTAATAAATCCTTCCAAAACGACTGGAGTGTGATCGCTGTAGGCGATACTGATTGGATAGGTGGCAGAGGATTCCTTATTTTTTGGTGGCCAACTATAATACCGAAGTGATGTAAAACCACCTCGATAAATAATACGATCACAATAACTGGGAATTCTAAGCATATTATATTTATGTTCACGAATGGTTGAATTCCTTTGTCTAACGAACGTTTTGTACCCTTTTTTGCGAGAATTAAATTCGATATATTTACTGGTTTGTAAAAATTCTTTGCTATGTTCTGCGTAGTCAGATAGTTCATTGGCCAACAATTTTTCAAGTTGCTCAACACCGTTGACTTGGATTCTAAAATTTAAATCACCTGCCCAAAAGATCGATGTTGGTGGTCCGATTACCTCCGCAATTTTATTGATAATTTCGGTCTTGATGGTACGGATCGCTTCAATTCTCTCAGTATAACCATAATTATCCAAATAAGTATCACTAAAGTCAATTGGTAAATGTGAGCAAACAAAGATTAGTCGAGCGTTCCCAATAGTAATACCAAATCCTAGTGATGATTTGGTACAGAACATCTTTTTGTAGATACAGACCACATCATCGGGGCGGTTAATGACTGTTGATGGTAGGCTTTTCTTGACGCATAAATATCCTAAGACGTAGTAACTTAGACCAATGATATCAGTCCCGCGACCTTTATAATGTACATCATAGTCTGGTAATTTCCTTTGAAGTGCCAAGAGAATCTCTCCTTCCCCGATTGACTTCGTTGATTCTTGAATTGAGATAAAGATCAAATCACTTGATGGTGAAATAATTGTCCATTTATCCAACTCTAGATTCCAATCTAATTTCTTCTTGGAACTTTTTCCCATATTCCATGTAATAATTTTGATCGTCAATTTATTTTCCGACATATATAACTATTATAGCGGAAATTTAATGTATTGTATATAATTATATACAATACATCAATGGAATACCTAGGAATGTTCGCTTCGTATCTTGGTATCTCGGTAATTACCACTCGATTGATTCTCAAAAATGAAGATGTTGTCAATTTGGGTAAAACCTTCGCCCAATCAGGGATCATTGCGGTTGGAATTATTATTGTTTCAGTTCTTTTCAGTATGCTTAGGGCCTATCGAGTTTGTGAAACCACTCCTGGAGAAAAGAAGTCTTTAGGAATTGCTAGTGGCTTCGCATCGTCTATCTGGGCAGTCATATTTGCACTCGTGGTCTTTATCTTAGCCAGTATGACAGGTCTTTTGACTGGTATTTTGACGGCTATTTTGCCATTCCTAGCCGATTATGTGGAGTTAATTAAAGGATTTTATGTGGCATTAGCAGGTATCCTTGGTTATTGGTTTGGACGAATTTTTACAAGATTGTGCTAGAAATCTGACACACAGGGATCGTGTGTCTACTAATTACTCCATTGTTTTCGAGTTCAATCATCCGTGAAATTCTAACACTGTTAGCAGGACATGGTTTAACACAAAGACCATTAACTAAATCATAATTAGCGGGACAGGTACCCATTCGTTTGATACATCCTACACGAGGTTCAAAATGATGTGTAGTGGGACACTGTCCATTGACTGGTTGTATGACTTGACCTGATAAAGACTCAGCACAAGTGACTGTTGGGTTGGCCTTCAAGTACGCAGGGGTTGGGCATTTAAATTTACAATTTAAACCCGCGGATTCTAATGGAAAAGGACATAGAGACGAGGCGCTTTGTACAGGAGAAGGAATTGATTGGGTTGTGACAGGGACAGGAGATGGTGAGGTGACGACAGGGACAGGAGATGGTGAGGTGACGACAGGGACAGGAGATGGTGAGGTGACGACAGGGATAGGAGATGGTGAGGTGACGACAGGGATAGGAGATGGTGAGGTGACGATAGGGACGAGACCATTTGAGTGCTCAAAATTAACTTCATAATTATCATTACTACCAGGTAAGTTCATATTGGCCTTGATTTTACGACCACATATCTCGACTTTACCTGATCCAATTACTCGACAGGAATTAGAGTTAGTAAAGGATTCACGATATTTCGATCGTTTAAAGATACCCACAGTAATGATGATGATTACCACCACCACCATCATTGCAATTATCACATTCAAAGATGGTTTCATTGTTTATATGTAAACAATAGAAATTTATTTTTTGGCTTTTAGGAAGATCTTTACCTTTGGCACCGCTGGTCGTGGTCTATAGATATCATGTAATTGTTCGACATGATTTTGAATTGTAATTGGACGGTAATGACATTTATCAGATAGTAGGGTCACTAATTGATCACCTTTCAATTGATTGATTTCGAAGGGAGTGATCACTGTCTCGGGTTCAGTGAAACTGGAGTTTTTAATCAAGTCACGCGCATTCTGATATGGGAACAGTTCGCTGGGAGGAACCCGTGTTTGTTGCGCTAGAATTTGCTCGATCGTCATACCGCTAAGAATATAATCTAGTGCAGTAATGTGACCAACTCCCGTAATTGTAACTGAGGTATAATCGGTTCCGAATAGGATGGCGAGGTCGATAAATTGGTCATATGAGATCTTTAATGACTGTAGTATCTGATCCAATTCAACCAATTCGACTTCGTTGGTCCATCCAATTTTACGGATCAACCGAGCACCTCCGTACAGTAAGATGTCCGAATCTTCGCTCATGATGGCTTGTACTTGCCCAGTTTTGTATAAATTGGCACAGAGGGCATCGGCTTCACCATGCGCACGGAGACATGGGATATTCATCAAGTCACAGAGCATTCGAATATCATCGAAGATTCCGGGTTGAAAATGAATGACACACTTACTTGCTCTATTAAGTGCTTCAACCTTGGTTTTCACTTCCTCTTCAATCGGCTGACCCTTGATGTGATTGAGCACTTCTTTCAGAGGAACATCTGATCCAAGGATTTGAATCAACTCCTGCTGGATGCGCTTGACCTTGTTAATGTTCTTCTGTTTTTGCTTTGCGCGTTCCTCCAGAGTATGTTGTTTCTCCTGAGGAGACTTACCATCGAATACCAAGACAGGTCGAATCTTATATTTGAGTAATCGAGTGAACAACTTGTAAAATCCATCGAGATGTGAGTTGGGTTTTTTCGACTGTGGATTATGCGAGAAACGGTAGCAGAAAATACTCGCATCGATTGCCACACTTTGTCCACTGAACTGTGCGTAAGTAGTGCTAGAAACACCCGCATTAGCACGTTTGAGAATAACATTGAAATTCTTAATACCCATCTTGGTTGTCTGGTATTATGATGTGAGAGTTAATCGATCGATAATTAACAATCAAATTTTTGAACATGTCTAAGGGGAACCTTCAATAGTGATATTTTTGCGTATCTGAAAGAAAGTATCCATTTCTGAAAAAGAGATATTCGGATTGAATTGTTGGTGTGACATCTTTAGTCGTGTATGATCTTCAATGGTGGGATTTTTGCATAATTCAAAATATCATAGAGAATACATCCATCCCTTGGCAATTCCGAGAGGAAACTTTGTTCACATAGATATTCTGATTGGACGGTTGTTTGTTGTTGGTGTGATGTCTTGAGTCGTGTATCAATTACATTGGCTAAGGCTTGGAAACCAACTGGTTCGATCTGGTTACCACTGAGATCGAGTGAGGTCAAACCATGATTGGTTAGTAGAGCAGTGGCTAAGGCTTGGGCACCGACTGGTCCGATCCGGTTACCACTGAGATCGAGTGAGGTCAAACCATGATTAGTCAATAGGGTAGTGGCTAAGGCTTGGGCACCAGTTGGTCCAATCTGGTTTGAAAAGAGATTGAGTGAAGTCAAACTATGATTGGTTCGTAGAGCGGTAGCTAAGGCTTGGGCACCGACTAGTCCAATCTGGTTATAACTAAGATCGAGTGTGATCAAACTATGATTAGTGAGTAAAGTGTTGGCTAAGTCTTGGGCACCGACTAGTCCAATCTGGTTATAACTGAGATTGAGTGAGGTCAAACTAAGATTGGTTAGTAGAGCGGTGGCTAAGGCTTGGGCACCAGTTGGTCCAATCTGGTTTGAAAAGAGATTGAGTGAAGTCAAACTATGATTGGTTCGTAGAGCGGTAGCTAAGGCTTGGGCACCGACTAGTCCACTCTGGTTATAACTGAGATTGAGTGAGGTCAAACTAAGATTGGTGAGTAGAGCGGTAGCTAAGGCTTGTGCACCAACATCTCCTATCTGGTTATAACTGAGATTGAGTGAGGTCAAATTAAGATTGGTGAGTAGAGCGGTGGCTAAGGATTGGACACCAACTGATCCAATCAGGTTCCAACTGAAATCAATTGAAGTCAAACTGTGATTGGTCAGTAGAGCGTTGGCTAAAGCTTGGACACCAACTGATCCAATCAGGTTCCAACCGAAATCAATTGAAGTCAAACTGTGATTGGTCAGTAGAGTGTTGGCTAAGGCCTGGGCACCAACGTCTCCAATCTGGTTATGATTGAGAATAAGTGTAGTCAGACTGTGATTGGTTAGTAAAGAGGTAGCTAAGGATTGGGCACCAATTGGTCCAATCCGATTCTCTCTGAGATTGAGTGAGGTCAAACTATGATTAGTTAATAGTGTGGTGGCTAAGGCTTGGACACCATCTGGTCCAATCTGGTTACAATGGAGATCCAATGTAGTCAAACTATCATTGGTTAGTAGAGCGGTAGCTAAGGCTTGGGCACCAACATCTCCGATTTGGTTATTACCGAGATTGATTGTAGTCAAACTAAGGTTGGTTAGTAGAGTGGTGGCCAATGCTTGAGCACCAACATTCCCAATGTTTTTGTAATTGAGATCCAATGTAATGTGGTTACCAGAAAGGTAGTCCATTGATGTACTTGATGTACAAGATCAAAGTATCAGATCAAATTTTTTGGACACATTAAATGTATTTGTGAAGGATCTCTGACAACAGAGATTTGTCGGTGGTATACACCGAACCGTTCTGATGAAACGCAATATCTACCTTATTTTTTTCTTTTTTGATTTCGATCATCCAATCCTCAATTGAGTTACGTATGTATAAACGATGGACTTCGACCTGTCTAGTCTGACCAATCCGATAGGCTCGGTCGATCGCTTGTTCTTCCATGGCTCGATTCCACCAACTATCCATAATGATGATGTGATTAGCACAACTCAGATCCAGACCCACCCCACCAGAGGCAATTGTGATTAAAATGACACGGGCATCGGTGTCCTTAAACTGTTTGATGATTCGGTTTCGATTTGAAATATCCAACGACCCATTATATTCCAAATAGGTAATGTTATGATCGGATAAGTGGCTTCCCAATAGGTTAAGACTATGCTCCCATTGACTGAAAATGATCAACTTTTGATCGATGGGAGTCTGTTGGATAATTTCGACGATTTGATCGAACTTAGTGGATGAGACACCTTTTAAAGGCGTTTCATGTAGGATCGCATCAGGGTGATTACAACACTGTCTCAATCGCAGGATTTTGGTCAAAATGTTCATGTATGTATTTTGAGTTGCTTCCGTCACATACCGATTACACAATCGCCTGACTTCCTCTTGCAGTTGAGTATACAGCTCCAAGTGTGTGTCATCAAAATCCAAATAGTGATCGTGTATGACCTTGTTGGGTAACTGTAAGTTGTCGTTGCAATCCGCTTTGGTCATACGAATGTAATACTTGGATTTCAGTTGATCAACTGGCAGATTAGGCAGATCTAGGAAAACACACAAATTGTAGAAATCGTCAAACTTGTTGTGAATCACGGTTCCACTCAGTAACCATTTAGAGTCAATGGTTTGGCCGATCTGATAACACGCTTGATAAGTCAAGGATTTCTTATTTTTGATTTTATGTGCCTCGTCGAGGATCATACAATCAAAAATCATTGGGGTATCGATCAATGGGGATCGGTTCATATCCATCTCAGTTCGCACCACATCGTAGGTGGTCAATACCACCTTTGACTCGACCAAATGACGATTGCGTCCTTGGTACACACAAATGTCCTTTGGTTGCAAATTGGTAAACTTGAGAAATGCTTCGCGCCACTGGGTCAGAATTTGCAGTGGGACCACAACCAAAACATGTTTATAACTCTTCTGACAGACCATGGCAATGGTGATAACTGTCTTTCCTAGACCCATATCGAGCCCAATGATACCACGATCCAATCCCTGACTCCAATCGGCAACCTTCTGCTGAAACTCGAACAAGTGACCAGTGAACTGTAGAGCCATGAGGAGTTACTTGAGACTTCAAGTATGGTGACCCCTTGAGTGAGCCAAGATTTTGGCGATCATTTTTTTGGGGGATCTATGGAGGCATGAAATGCGGTAGGTGATGATGTAATTAGAGAAAATGGTGTATGTGGTGTATGTAGTGTAGTTATCAGCGTGGTAAATGACGATGTAATTAAAGGACGTGGTGTGATTAAGTGACGTACTTTGATAGCAATGTAGACATTTATGAATAAGGTTGATTGTATATCATACCGGGTCAATCCATTCAAGATGGGATGAAAACTGGTGACATTAACCTAATTTTTGTGTATCGCTGTAAATGAATCGTATTTTATCCTTGATCCGATCGATCAATTGCGAATCGGTCAGTATTGCCAAAAAAATTATAAGTGGTAAATGAAACAAAATTGAAGGGTAATAAATTCATTTTTAAATCTTCAGTGAAGATTCATAGTTTTTTACACCTTTTTACATTTAAAACGCCGATTTATGGAAGATATTTTTTTACACTATATCTTCTTGACGTATGTTTATTTTCATATACATTTGGTTTATTGTATGTTCCATTTATAATATTTTTGTAATATATTTTTGGTATAACATCAATAGCCATTTGAATATTTTTTACCAATTGTTTATAATGCAATCCGTTTAATTTTTACAACTTTGATTTCAACACACTAAAAAATTTCTCGATTGTATTTGTGAAGTGTTGGTATGGTACGGAATGTATCAGTTCATTATTCTTATTTATTATTTCTTTTATTTTTGCATTGCGGTGAGAACTTGCATTATCCAATACTATTAATTTATTTTTATATTTGCTTACTATATACTTTTCTAAGAATTGTGCTAATCTATTTGTGTCAATTCCACCCTTTTCATATAGTTCATACCCAATAACTCCGCGTGTCGATAATGCAAATATTCCAGTATATTTTTTGAAAACTTCTTGAGATTCTGTTTTAATTACACAACGTTTTCCAATATCACTATAACAATGATGACTAATTTGTAATGTGTTAATGCTCGTCTCATCGATACAAATTATATCATCCAAATTATATTCTTTGATTTTCTCATAAAAGCGTTTAAGATTATCATTTATATTTATATCTTTTCCAAATCGTTTTATTGGTTCATGGCGTAGTCTTGTTATTTTCAAACTAATATTATTCAGAAAACTCAAATGGAGAATATGGATTTATAGAAGAAAAAGTGAAGATAAATTCTTAAATAGAATAGAAGAAACATTTGAAAATAAAGAAGATTTATTATTATGTTATGGGGATTGGAGTAATCCAAAACAAATGAAACATATAATACCAACAAAAGGAATTGGTATGAGAAGAATTATAGAAAAGAAATTTGATGTTGTTTTAATTGATGAATATTGTACATCAAAATTGTGTAGTAAATGTCATCATGAATTAACCAATTACAAAAATATTCATAGATTACTCGTTTGTTCTCATTGTAAAAGTAATGGCTTAGAAAGCAAAAATATTACTTTTATGAATAGAGATATGAACGCGTGTATGAATATATTAGACTTATCGAAGCAATGGATAAATACAAAAACAAGACCAGAAAAATACAGTCGAAACTCTGATTATGACTCCTATCTTGGAGAAAAACATAATCCATCAGTTGTTTTTACGGTGGGTAATGCCACAAATCTTTTACTTTCTAAAAACCTGATTTATCGGCGTTTTAAATGTAAAAAGGTGTAAAACTAATGCCTTGATCACGACGACACACCTTTTTAAGTTGGTTAAAGCGACTCACAATCGCCTTGAGAGTTGAGTACAAAATCCCTTATTAACAGTCTGACGGTGACATTGTAAACCCTTATGTGTGATAGCTTGGCATTGATCGAGACTTGACATAAATGTAGGTGTAAATGTTATACATATAACATTCATATTTACATTCATCGAACTAGCGATAATTGTTTTTTAAAGAACCGAATTGGCTCATTTAATACCCAATGGCCTTTTTCCCACAATGTCTAGGTAGGTATTTCTGAAGATCAAAATAAGTGATAATTGGTTCTTGATTGGTAGATAGTCGACCACCTTTATCACTAAATTGTTTGACATCAATCCCAAATAATCTAGTTGTATTTGCGTCGAGATGAATATCCCGTTTGTCTAGGTCGTTCTTTCTCATCAATGAAGAGCGGAAATGATCGCACAAAGCTGAAGTCAATTCGTTGCGTGCCAACAAACAACCATGTTCGATCTTAATTGGGATCATGGTCTGTTCATCGACTTTGCGATCAATTTGTGTCATGTGAGCGTCATTAATTAAGTAATCAACCATTTCATTGCTAACAGGCGATGGTAGGGCAAAACCACGAGGTTTGTGAGGTAGTTTATCGCTCGTGTCTTTCTTACAGGTCTCTTTGAGTTCGCGGTTGACCGATTTTTGCGTTTCACGTGACAGTGTAATAATTTTACGAGTAATCTCACGTAGTTCGCACATCGACTTGATTAGTTCTTCGAACATTTGATCACTTGGTGGATAGGTCTTTTTGGTTCGAGGTTTCCTCTTGGTGGGTGTTTGTTTAGGATCTAATTTGATGGAGTCAACGTTAACGTGGTTCGTTTCTACAACATCAGGCAAAGTTTGTTGACTCATCTTATAACCATTAACAATAAAAATTTTTATGTATGATTAAATTAAAATTATATTTTAATTTAAATCACGTTGTTCTGGGTCAAGATAAACTAAATTTAAAATCTCAAAAATTTCTTTTTCTGATTTAACCACAATTCTCTCCTCCTTGTGTCCAGTCACCAGACGATACAAACCGTACTCGTTCAAGGTGTAACCTTTTTCTAGTGCCACGGTTCTCATCAATTTATTGAGCATCATTGACCCAGTGAAATAGAGAATGGCTGGGTAAAAACTATCGAACGAGACAAATCGAATATCAATTCGATGGCCCACTTTGCTGGATGGATGCAGACAAACACCCATGTACTTGGTATCACCTTGTGATGTTAGGTCATCAATAATGAAACCCGTGCGTTGTAGTGTGGTCACAATCTGTTTGAGATAACGGATGTTGGATTTGACCATATCGTCATCAGTGACGATATCTGGGCAGGTCATTAGGACATCAATGTCCCCTGATAGGGGTTTCTTGCGTCGATGTGAACCGCAGATCTCAACCAAGACATTAGGAAACAGACTTGTGACACATGACTTCATAATCTGTCCTAATTCGGCGATTTCTTGGTAAGGTATTTTTTGCAGGAAATCGTCGTAGTATTTGAGTCCGACTCGCATATGATGTGTCAATTTCACGGTTCCATTGGCGACTTTAGCGCGTAGGTCCTCCAAACTGGAGATACCAATTTCGATAAATTTGTTGGCATTGGACTCACCAATCCCAGTAACTGTGGTTAATTGGGTGATCAGTTGAGTTCTGTCGTCAAGTGTTTTGACGACCGATAACTCGGATAGAGTTCCAGTGCGCAAAATTTCGTCAATGCGGTCAGCAATCCCCTTCCCAATTCCTGGCAATTGTTGGGCTTGTCGACCAGAAGTAATGTCACCTTCGTATGCGCGAAGTGATGACAACGCCTTCTTGAATTGGGTGCTACGAAATTGGTTCTTCCGTTTGTCTTCCCCTACCGTTTGTTTGACTTGATTATCGACATGTTCGACCAATTGACCCATGACATCGATGATCAGTTGTTTACCAGTGGCCTGACTCTTCAATCCACATTGACTTCCGTATTGACGTAGGTCAGTCTTTTTAAGTTTGATCGCAACCTTCATCTGAATGTAGTTTGATCAATTAAGATTAAATCTAGGTAATCAATTTTTATGGGGGACTGTAGTCCCCCTACCCACCCATAGCCCCCCACTGATCAAATGGGAGACTATAGTCCCCCTACCCACCCACTGATCAAATGGGAGACTATAGTCCCCCATATCCCCCTACCCACCCATATCCCCCTACCCACCCATATCCACATTAACCAATCTCTCCAACTTATTAACGCCTAGCGAAGTGGGGTTACCCACACTTTGTGATGATCAATCGAATTTTTTATTATATACAATAAAAAAATTCGATTTTAATTTTAAATTTGATTTTCAAAAAATCTTATTCTGGCACGTGTGATAAAGATAATATCACACATAACAACCATGCCTCGCAAATCAACCAATCAACAATCCAACAAAGATCAAGACGAATCCAAAGAAACCACATTCGACATTATCTCTCCCAAAAATTGGGATATCAGCAATCATGTATGTGGTCCAGCCAAACTTAACAAAAATGGGCAAGGTAAGTCAGCACAGATTACCTATAGGACTCGTCGGTTCTACCTTAAAACACCCAAGATGTTTTGTCCATTTGGAGCAGGGAAGCCCAAGCCCAAAGCCGGTGACAAGGAAAAGGAAACCGATCAATGGAGTCTTCAAATGGTCTTCGGACCAGAAGATAAGGAATGTCAAGTTTTCCAAGAGAAAGCCAAACAGTTCGATCAGTTCATGATTGATGAAGGAGTTAAACCCGAGAACAATGTTGGGTGGTTGGGCAGTTCCAAGAGTAAATTGTTCAGTCGCGAAGTAGTCGAAAGCAAGTACAAGCCACTGGTCAAGTTCTCGATGAAAGATGGAGAGGTCCTGACTCAATACCCACCATTTATTCGCGCCGCCTTCCCAACTGACTACAAAGAACCTCATGATTTCAACTGTGAGTTTTATGACAAGGATAATGAGATGATGACTGTTTCAACTAGCGCATCAAATGCTGATAGCATTACCAAGAAAATCCCGCCTGGATCCTTCTGCTCCGCATTACTGAGCGGTTCAATTTGGTGCACTGGTGGTGGATATGGAGTCAGTTGGAAAGTCCAACAAATCAAGGTGTTCCCAGCCAAAGGAACCCTTCCAAAAGGAAAGTGTCTAGTTGATGATCCTGAAGACGATGAAGAAGTAGAAGAGGAAGAAGCACCCGTTAAGCCACAATCCAAGGCACCCGAAAAGGAAAAGGAAAAGGTGGTTGCAAAAGATGAAGATGAAGATGAAGAAGAAGAAGGAGATGAGGAAATTGATGAAGAAGGAGATGAGGAAATTATTGAGGAAGAAGCGGAAATTATTGCACCTGCACCTGCACCCGTTGTAGTACCGATTGACGCTAAAAAGAAACCTGTCAACAAGAAGTAAAGTGTTGATCTACAATCAAATGAGATGTTTTACTTTGGTTTACTTTGGTTTATGTTGATTTAGTACCTAATTCGAATGAGAAAACGTCAGCGATTGATTTGACCATGTACAACCTGATCGATAGGTAGATCACAACCGCCAACGAAATACCCAGAACACTTAATTTGCCTGTTTCGTTGTATTTTCGCCAGTAGATCGTCAGGGCAGTGATCAATAATATCAACCCTCCAGCACCCACTCCAATTTTAGTGGATGGTTGTTTGATCATGACGGAGACTATGATGATCAAGAACGAGACGTGACGTTTCAGTTCGATTTTATCGAGTTCTTGTTGTTTGATTACATTACATTACATTTTGCATATTCATCGATACCTAGTGAGTCGCACATGTTATTGACGCGACTCACATTATCTACTAATTTAGTGAAAAATAAGGCAAAATCATCATGATCGTAACGGCTAAAATTATCTCGGCGGTCGCCGTATCTTGTGACAATGGGGGGAAATGGACATGTTCTGCTTCCAACCAAGTCACAGATGGTCTGTATAATTTTACTTTTCCAATCGGTGCCACCTCCTGTTCGGCGGCAACTCTGTCTCGAGCGTCTGCTTCTTCTCTCACCGCAGTGATCGAACCAACCTCTTATAGTATCAGTGCTACCGCCTCATTAGCGGGTCTATCAGTAGATCCAGTGACTGGTAATGTGGATCAATTTTGGTATCCTAGGGCTGAAGGTATTTTGTCGGCAACTCATCGAATTGGCGTACAAAACGCCAAATGTAGTGTTTCCTCGGGCAATCCATCAGTGGCTTGTACCTATCATGTGACTCACGCAGGTCAACTGTCTGAAGGCGTAATCGTACCCCCTAATGTGGTGGTCGGTGAAGTCTCAATCACTCCTGTTTTTACTGGTCCTTACCCACCACTTTCGTTCACTGGTTTGTGTATGTGTCGAGACGCGCCACAATACTCTCCGCTGGCTCAAGGAATGATCTCTCCTAAAGCGCTGTCACCAACTCGCACTTTCATTAGAGTCGATGGTATCGCAGTGACTGATATGTTAGCAGGTAGTTCAGTGACCATTTACGGTTCAACTGTTTATGTTCCAATCATCGAAGGTCCAGGTATGTATGGAACAACCATTAGCGCAAGTGCATTACATACGGTTTCAGGCGGTGTCATGGAACTCTTATCGACCGTCACTTCACGATGTTGTAACAATGGTCCCATGTGCTTCTTATCCTCCCGCGGTTTCTTGTCTTTACAATTTATCAGAACCCATTTGTAACTCCCAAGATGGATACTGTCGTCCTTGTGTCTCTGATATCGATTGTCAATCAATGATGGTGGACGAATGTGCCCAACCTGTGTGCAATTTAGCCACTGGGTAGTGCGTCGCCATTCCTCAACCCAACCCAATTCAATGTCCTGTGTCTGGTGGTAGTGGGATGTGTCCAACCATATCCACAATGCAGAGATTTGTACATTTGATTACCTTAGTGTTTCAACTGGCGCGTGTGCCCACATTCCTCGTCCCAATGATTGGCCATGTGTCTCTGGTGCAGGGATTGCTGGATTGTGTGATGGAGCTGGTTCTTGTATGCGTAACTGTGTCCAAAGTGTCATTTGGTGGCGTGATAATATTGTGGCAGAAGTACCCAGTGGTCCTGCTACCCTATTTCCACAACTCCTTTCCCTTCCAGTAGTAGGAAGCACTCGAGTCGTCGATGTAACCACTTCCGCACTAGCCACATCATATCTGGCTTCATACACTCCAGAAACCACCATTGGATCCTTAGCGGCATATCTGTTAGCCGCCAAACTTAATCAGGCCTCTGGTGCGTCTGCAGGACCTACTTCCGCAATGTCTATTGCGGGCAATGTGGTCGGTTCATGTGCCCTCAAGGCATCTCTTAGCAAAGCATGTCGAACCTATTCATCCAGTGTGATGACCAACGCATTGGCTTCCATCAAAGCATATACTGTAGGTAACGGTGGTGTCGTTGCTTTTTAAGGCTCATCCCACCGTTGATAGTCCCCTGGGAAAATGATACCGTGTTCTGATTGAGTTGTTGTAATCTCTTTCATGATGCTACTTTTGATTGCTAGGGCATTAAGCATTGCCAGTTCAGTATTTTCCTTACATAATACGAAATGAATCATTGCATCGGATTTAGTATTAATCCGATAGAATCGATGGCTTAATTGATATAATGTAATGGTCGAGTAGTTGGGGTTAACTAGGCATGTACGTGGGAATTGCCCTGCTTTATCATCCAAATCGATCCCAGTACTACACACAATTAGATTACCAATCAATAAACGATATTCAGTATCAGGTTTTTGGAATTTACGCAAGATTTCTTCACGATTATTTTGACTGACACCACCATCTAACCGCAATGGGTGAAAATCGGCCAGTAGGTTGATCAGATCATCGATCGTTTCTTTGTAATTGACACAAATCACGACTTTTCGTTGTGGGTCGTTGGTTAGAGTCGCACGGGCAACTCTGGCAAATAGATTAATTTTAGCGGTTTCGATCATAATCAGAGCCCTTGTGATCGCACGTAAACTTGCGATTCCATCATGTCCGAAATCTACGGTTTGTTCTTGGGGATTAAAGTGTGTCGCACGTGATAGCATAGCGATTCCCTTGTCAAGCAGATTCACGTCAGTAGGATTTCCTAATTGATAAAATGCGTTCTGTTTGATAATTTGTGTTTTAACCGAAATAGGATCCATCGAATTACTGCAGTATTTTTTGACAAATTGTTGGAATAATAAATAACAATAATCATTGAGACCTGTGTCTCGATTCCTACCATAATGAGGCGCGCTCGTATATAGTTGACGAGCCATCATCACGTCACTGCGACTAAAATGAGTCGCACAATAATCTTCAATTTCCTGTATCCCCCTCCAAATTAAAGTAAATGTCTGGGGATTATTGACTGCTAAGCGATCACTGGTCATGATACTCAACAACCTGAAAAAATGCGGAATTTGTGTCTTCTTGTCAATTGGACTACCACTTAGCAGAATCACGCGTGACTTAGAAAGACCGTGCGATTTCTCAAAATCCTCAACGATTGGTCGGATCAATTCTTTACACGCATCGAGTTGATTGGTCATGTTTTTGATGTTTTGTATTTCATCGATCACTAGGAGAACTCCTTGTTCGACTTTTTGTAGATATTCCTTAGTACAATAGTAGTCGACTTTTTCGATTTCGGTGTCTGGTCCATTTTCGTGTTTGACGGTTGCCATGTAATCTTTTCGGTGCAAAAACCCATGTTTGGGTTGCTTAAACTTAACTCCTCGCAAACCACAGAAACTAACTTCTGTTTGGGTTTTGTTAGAATACACAACGTCCATTGATTTCCATTTACCCAACACAGAGACTGGCGCGACAGTAATTAAATGGCGATATCGGTCATGGAGATTGTCGTTAAAAATATAACAGGTAGTATAGGTCTTACCAGTACCCATCATTGAAAAGTCAAGGGCAAAAGGACTTCGATCTAGGATTTTCTCCAAATTATTCTTATGTGTCACTTGGTAGTCGTAGAGAGTAATTGGATTTCTTTTTTTCAGTTTAATTGTGAATTTTTTAGCAATACTGGTGTTGGGTTGTTCCATTTTATGTATTGATTGAGTATTAAACAAATTCGAAATTAACTCAATTTTTTGAAATCCCATTTATATATGTGTCCAAGACATGCACATTTATATATGTGTCCAAGACATGCATATTTA